TAGATGTTGTGTGGTGCAAGATGGGCCTCTGTAAGGGGGGGTGGAATGTGATATGGCTGAATTTACGGAGCAGGAGAGAGCTGTAATCAATCTTGTGGCTGCGGGGATCACTGATGTAAGCAAGGCGTGCAGAATGGTCGGTTACGAGGCTCCGGGATTGAAGGCCATCGAGCTTTTGTCTCGTGAGGAGTTCCTGAATGCTGTGGATACTGCCGCTGACCCCGAGACCGAGGCCATAGTGCAATCCAAGACTGCCCGGAAGAGGTTTTGGGCACGTGTGATGAATGATGTGGAAGCGAGCCACAGGGACAAGATCAGGGCGAGCGAGCTTTTGGCGAAGGCCAGTGGTGATTTTGTCGATCAGGTGAATGTGAATTTCAGTCCGATGGGGCTTCTCAGTGCGCTAGAGGAGAGGACAGGCAAGCGCGATGAGTGATCTGGCGACATTCGATGCTGGTCTGGTGGACAAGTTCACCGAATATCACAATGATCCGGTGCTTTTTGTACGGGAGATATTTGGTGTCGAGCCGACAGATCAACAGAAGATGTTGTTGAAGAATATGGTCAAGCCTGATGCTCATGTAGCCGTCAAGTCAGGGCATGGTATAGGGAAATCATCTGCCCTTGCATGGCTTGGGTTGTGGTTTTTGTGGACGAGGCTGGATGTAGAGGTGCCATGTACGGCTCCGTCTGGTCACCAGTTGAACGACGTACTGTGGTCCGAGATAGATGCATGGAGAATGAAAATGCCCGGTCCCATGAAGGATGCGACTATCGTAACGAGGGACCGTGTAACCATAGAAGGATGTGGCAAGAAGCATTACATGGTAGCTCGAACGGCGAGGCGTGATCAGCCGTCGGCGCTGCAGGGCTTCCACGCGAAGAACCTCATGTTTCTGATAGACGAGGCTGCTGAGGTTCCAGACGAGGTCTTCGAGGTCATGCGTGGTACGCAGACGACGAGGAACGCCCGTGTCATTATGACCGGTAACCCCACATTGGTTACCGGTTATTTTTATGAGGCGTTCAACTCATCGAAGAGTGTTTGGGAGAGGTTTACATTTTCGTGTCTCGATTCGCCGCTGGTCAAGCCTGAATATATTCAGATGATGAAGGACGAGTACGGGGAAGACAGTGACCAGTACAGGGTCCGTGTGCTTGGTGAGTTCCCGAGCGCGTCGATAATGCAGTATATTCCTGCCGATCTGGTGGATGCCGCCACCGCCCGCCACATGAACGAGACGTCGTACAACTTTGCTCCGGTGATACTGGGCGCCGACGTTAGTTATTTTGGCGATGATGCGAGCGTTTTGTTCCTGAGGCAGGGTCTGTACTCAGAGAAGTTGTGGGAGGGAAGGGATGTGGACACGATCCAGTATGCCGACATCATCCACAGGTTCGCAAAGGAGCGAAACGCTGACAAGATCTTCGTTGACCAGACCGGTGTGGGGGCTGGAGTGATAGACCAGCTTCGTCGAATGGGTTTGGGTGATATCGTGGTTGGCGTGTCGAGTTCCAGTGCTTCGAGTAGACAGGAGCTGGCGAACAAGCGCATGGAGATGTGGTACGAGATGAAGGAATGGCTGAAGAACGGCGGCGCCATTCCAGACGACAGGGTGCTCAAGGACGATCTGGTAACACCATACTATGATTATCATCGCCAGAGCGGCAAGATGAAGCTGGAATCCAAGCAGGCGATCAAACAGCTGCGAAACCTGCCGAGCCCGGACCACGCTGATGCGTTGGCGTTGACATTTTCCTATCCGGTGCTCAAGAAACAGGGCCAGCAAGGTGAGCGTCATCATGTGGTTGGCGGCATGTCGAGAAGTTTCAACAAATATGACAAAGTGGCAGCTAGCTGATATCACGGAGGTGTGGTAAATGTGTAATCTTTTCAGTACGCCTGAAATGCCTGAACCTGCGCCCATGCCAATCGAGGAAGAGGAGGAAGGAAATGAACTGATTGGCAAGGATCGTGAGCGCCGCAGGGCGGCGGCGAGGCAGGGTTTTGAGTCTACGTGGCTGGGTAAAAGCCGTATGGGTGCACCCGGTGGTGGTCAGAACACTGCACAGAACACACAGCAGCAGAGACCACAGACAGTGCTTCGAAAGAACATGGGGGCGTAAGGAATGCCGTCCAATGTGACCGACCTGAAGGCATATAAAAAACGACATAAGGCAGTCTTGGAGAACCGGTCGCATTGGGAGCCGATCTGGAAGGACTTGGCCTCGTATGTTCTTCCACAATATGGGAGGCACTTGTATTCAGGCTGGGAGCACAAGCCGAGGCGTGGCGATGATGACATGGTAACGTCCATGCCGACGATGGCGGCTCGTGTGACTGCATCAGGACTCCAGTCAGGCATGACATCGAAGGCACGCCAATGGTGGCGTGCCGGGTTGCCTGACCCTGACATGTCGAGGTTCCCGAAGTACAGGAAGTGGCTTGATGAGATCACATTCAGAATGACATATGTCATGAGCCAGAGTAACTTTTACGAGTCAACATATGGTGTATGGGCTCAGGCTCCGACGTTCGGGACAGGTGTGACAGTTTTTCTAGAGGATTACGAGGATGTGATACGTTGCCATACATTGAACATTGGAGAGTATGCGCTTTCATCTGATTTCACATTGCGGAACAACACACTGTACAGGAAGTTCTGGATGCGTGGTTGGGAACTTGTTGACACGTTCGGGAAGGATAAGGTGTCGAGGGACGTCCGGAACGCTTATGAGCGCAACGACACCGAGCAATGGTACGAGATCGTCCATGTGATTGAGCCGAACGATGACCGGATCACATCGTACAAGGGAAACAAAGACATGCCGTATCGTTCGGTGTACTACGAGTCTGCGGCTTCCGAAGACGAGCCGCCACTTCAGGTGAAAGGTTACGAGGAGAAGCCATTCGCATCATTCAGGTGGGAGCTTGCAGGGCGTGATGATTACGGTTTCGGACCCGGTTGGGTTGTCCTTCCTGACTGCAAGGAACTTCATGCGACCATGCGTGACAGGGGTGTCGGAATAGAAAAGTCTGTCAACCCACCGCTTCAGGCTCACATTGCTGACATGGACAGGGCAGTGAACGCCGCTCCCGGTGGTCTGTCGTTTTATTCGAACATGCAATCTGGATCCGCAGGCCGAATTGGTCCACTTTACGAAGTTACACCAGACCTTAATGGTATACAATTAAGCATATCCGAGCTGAGGGAGTTGATCGATCAGGCGTATTACAAGGATCTGTTCTTGGCTTTGATGTACAGGTCTGGTGGATCTGCTGAGAAGACAGCTCGTGAGGTTGTTTCGCTTGAGCAGGAGAAGCTTTTGATGCTTTCACCTGCATTGGAGAGGGCTGATGAGTATCTCAACGATGCGATCAACAGGATTTTCGGGATCATGATGCGTGGTGGGTTATTGCCTCCACCTCCGCCAGACCTTGAGGGGGCTACATTGGCCATCGAATACGTTTCAATTCTGGCACAGGCTCAGCAGATGATCGAATCCTCGAAGATAGAGCAGGGTTCGGCATTCATTGCACAGCTTGCCGGGATGTATCCTGAGGCAGCTGACATTCTCGATCCTGACCAGATAGGCGAAGGGTATCTTTCGGCGATACAGATACCGCAGAGATACCTCCGTGACCCGAAGGTCCGTGAACAGATCCGTCGTGGCAGGGAAGAGGAGCAGCGGAAGATGGCAGAGCTTGCTCAGGCACAGCAGCTTGCCGAGCAGGGCAAGACATTGTCAGAGACTGATATGAGTGGTCAGAACGCACTTCAGGCGTTGCTGCAGGGCCCGTCAGGAGGCCTTGGCCAATGAGCAGAAAATACAGGGTAACAGACAATGAAGGCGCAAAAGAGCACGAAGAGCGAGCGAAGATCATCAAGGATATGAGATTGAACGATCTTGCTTCGATAGTCAATACCGAGGAAGGTCGTCGCTGGATTTATTCGATCATTGAACGATGTCATGTGTTTCAACCTGTGATGACCGGAAACTCTTATACGTTTTTCAACGATGGGATGCGTCAGGTTGGTTTGATGGTAATTGCCGAATTGGCAGGTGTTGACCCGGAACTCTTTGGGAAGATGTATGCCGAGTCGTTCAAATGGCAAGAAAAAGTGGAAGCATTACTTTTAGGAAAGGAGGAAGATGAGAATGCCTGAGGAACAGAACGCTGAGCTGGGGACACAGAATATCACTGAACCCCCCGCAGGCGAAGAGGACAAGGATCAGAACCAGACTCCTACTGAAGGTGCTGGAGAGGACAAGTCGTCTGAAAAAGGCGAGCTTGACACAAAGGAAGAAAGCACCGAGACGGAAGAGACTGGAGAGACGAAAGAAGCTGAAGTGCCTGAGTCGTACGAGTTCCCTGAGGATCTTGGTTTGAATGACGAAGAAAAAGGGAAGTATACCGAACTTCTCAAAAAGCACAACGCTTCTCAGGAAGCAGCCAACGAAGTTGTAGAGATCCTCAAGGAACAGTCGGTGAAGATGAAGGAATCCAGCGTCAAAGCTTGGTACGATCAGGTCAAGAAGTGGGGCAATGAAGCGGCGAAACATGAGGAATACGGTGGTCAGGATTTCCAGAAGAACATCGATTCCGTGATCATGCCGGTTATCAACAAGTTCGGCGATCCAAAGCTCGTTGAAGAACTTGACAAGACTGGTTTCGGAAACAACCCAAGGCTCCTAGGAATGTTCTATAAGATTGGAAAAGAGCTTGGTATCGAAGCTGAATTTGTTGAAGGAAAGCCCGGCGGTCTTGGAGAAACTCAAAGCATAGCCGAGATCATGTATCCGACTATGTATAAGAAAAAAGAATAATAGTACAGGGGGTGTAGAGATTGGCAACATACGGAACCTATCTTCCTACGATGCTTGATTGGTCCAGAAGGCTTGACCCTAAGGGGAAAATCGACACTGTCGTCAACCTTCTGGCAGAAACGAACCAGATTCTTGAAGACATGGTCTGGCTTGAAGGGAACCTGCCAACCGGCCATCAGACGACTGTTGTCACTGGTCTGCCTGAGCCTACATGGAGGACTCTCTACGGAGGTGTCCAGCCTTCGAAGGGAACAACCAAGCAGATCGTCGATACATGCGGGATGCTTGAAGCGAGGCCTCAGATCGACGTTGATCTTGCCAAGCTGAATGGCAATTCTCCCGAATGGCGTCTTTCCGAGGAAAGGCTCCACATCGAGGGGATGAATCAGGCGATGGCTCATACGTTGTTCTATGGAGATACTCGTGACGATCCTGAAAAGTTCATGGGTCTTCACCCGAGGTTCTCCGACATGAGTGCTGACAATAGCGAGCAGATCATCGACGCCGGTGGGACTGGTTCTGACAACACGTCGATCTGGTTGGTTACTTGGGGTCCTAATACCGTTCATGGGATCTTCCCCAAGGGATCAAAGGCAGGAATGCAGATCACCGACAACGGGAAACAGACTGTTACTGACAGTGCAGGTGGACGGTACGACGTTCTCGAATCTCATTACAAGTGGGACTGTGGTCTGTCGGTGCGTGACTGGCGTTACGTGGTCCGCATTGCCAACATCGATGTTTCCGATCTGAAGACGTTCAATTCTTCATCGGACGCTGCGGCAAATCTGATCAGACTGCTGATCGAGGCTACGGAACTTCCGCCCGAGGTGAATCTCGGTAGACCAGCCATTTACTGCAACAGAACTGTCAGGACATGGCTCAGGATCATGATGAACGAGAAAGCGAACGTTCATCTGTCGCTCGAGGAAGTTGCTGGAAAGAAAGTGATGGCCTTTGACGGAATTCCTGTCAGGCGTTGCGACAAGATCCTGAATACTGAAGCTGCAATCAGCTGATATAGGAGGTGTATAAATTGATCCTTGACAAGAACTTGATCATGAGCGATGCACAGGCCGAGACAACTGTTGCTACTCATACATCTGACAATGTGATAGATACTGTAGAGCTCGGTGATGCAGTCAATGAACTTTACTTCGAAGCTGTAGTTGAAACAGCATGTACTTCTGCTGGATCTGCCACGGTACAGATAAAACTGATTACTGACCCGAACGAGACTCTTGATGATGGACCGACTGTTCTCTGGGAATCTGACGCTATTCCTGTCGCTTCTCTTGTGGACAAATATAAGTTCGGTACCGTACGGCTTCCGAAGCCAGACAAACTGAAGAGGTATCTTGCAGCTCAGATCATCATTGGTACTGCAGCATTGACTGCAGGTGCGTTTGACATTTACCTGACCGACAATCCCCAGACGAACATCAACGGGTAGGTGAGGTGAATGCGGTATCGTGTCGTTGCTGACTGTGTAGATCTGCATCAGAAGTTCCAAAAGAAAGGGACGATCATTTCAGTTCCTGACGGTGAGCCTGTCCCGAAATGGTTCGAACCTCTAGATAAGATCAAGTCTGAAAGCGACTTGCCTCCGGGACTTATCGAAAAGCTTGCAACACCAGATGATGGACAAGCTTCTGATGCTGCTCTGAGCAGGATGAACAAGCAGGAACTTCTTGATGTAGCTGGACAGGAAGGTGTTGAGGTTCCTGTAGGAGCCACGAATCATGAAATTTCTCGATTGATTCGTGCCGACAGGAAGAGGAGAAACTCTCAAGGAGCATAACTACTGTTGTGTGGGGAGGGCACAATCCCTCCCCACATCAATAATGAGGTGAGTCCATGGGGACAACTCGAAAAGATATATGGAATATGGCTTTGGCGAAAGCGGGGATATCGAAGCAGCTTGTCGATGACAAGACGCTAAACAGCCCCATGGCTAAAACCATCAATATGTTGTATCGACCAACTCTTCTGGCGTTTCTGCAGGAGCATTCATGGAATTTCGTCAAGCGTGTCGTGCCTTTAACATCTTCAGATTACGAACATATCCAATGGGAATATGTGTATGAATATCCTGATGATTGCTTGTATATGCGGCTTGTGACATCCAAAGCATCGATCGTAACAAGAAACGAGATTCCAGTTCCTTACGAGATCTTTACTGACGAAGAGAGCAACAATCTGCTCATAGGTACAGATGAAGCAGAAGCATATGGAATTTATACGACTAATAATTTTTCTGAGTCCATGTTTCCTCCGAACTTTGTGCAGGCATTTACGACACGCCTTGCCGCAGAGATTGCCATGTCTCTTGAAGGTGACAGGGGGAAACATCTCGATCTTCTTGAAATTGCCGTCCAGCTGGCTGAAGGTTCGAAGGAACAGAATGCTAACGAAAACATTCAGGTAGTAGGAGATCGTGACAGCAAATACACGAGGTCAAGATTATGACAGCCAAGAGAATGGGATCCAACCCAAGCCCTACGACATTCAAAGTACATCAGGTAGCAATGATCGGTGGTGAGATCGCCCCGTCATTGTGGTATCGTCATGATCTTGAGAAAGTCAAGATCTCTCTTGCGCAATGCAGGAATTTTATACCTGAGCCACATGGAAGAGCCACATTCCGCCCCGGGACATGGAAGGTTGCGGAAACAAAGAATTCCGGAAAAGTGGTTCTGCTCTCCATGAATTTTTCGAACGAACCTTCAGTAATCATAGAGGCCGGCAACCAGTATTTCCGATTCCATGTTCCGGGATTGTCTACGATACCTGAGATTTCCACGCCGTATACTTTGAATGATCTTGAGAATATTCGTTATGTGCAGTCAGCTGACACATTGTTTATTGTTGATGGGGTTCACCAACCTATGGTTTTGCAAAGGCACAGCAATACGAACTGGGCAATTACGCCTTTTTCTTTCGAAAATGGTCCATTTTTGAAAGAAAATACTACAGATACGACATTGAAACTTGTTCCAGTGGATGGGAGTGTCGGTAATGTGGGGCAATATGTCGATGTTATAGCATCATCTTCATTGTTTACTGCTTCAGATGTCGGCAGATGGATAAAAATACGTTATGTAAAAGACGGAACATTGATTGCAAAAGGTGCCCGTGATTATACTGGCGTAGGGCAAATAAATGGCCCATGGGATATAGACGGTAAAATTGAAGCTACTGGCTTTTTCATGGGGGTTAACGAGGCTACAGAAGCTAATGGAGTAGAACTTCAATATTCCATAGATGGTGGGACTACATGGGAAGTATATGATACATTTTTGAATGCTCATTCTACTTCAAGAGTAACCATAGAAGTAGAATTAAATTCAGAAGATTATAATGATGTAACCCCTCAATTGAGATTACGTTCTACTGGGGATACTTATAAATTTACTTGGAATATAAGATATGTTCGTGAAGAATATGAGGGTTTATTGAAAATAACATCATACACGTCATCAACTTCTGTAAGATGCGAGGTTATGAGGAAATGCTTGCATATAGACAGGCCTACAAAAAGATGGTCACTTGGTGCATGGGGGAATGATCCTGGTTGGCCTGCAGTAGCCACATTTCATCAGGATCGTCTTACTTTTGCAAGGACACCGCTCAGTCCATTCGATATCTGGCAAAGTGTTACTGGAGATTATTACAACTTTGATATCCATTATCCTGTTCAGGATGATGACAGCATTCAAATCCCGATACGGTCACGGTCTCTCGATGATATATACGGGATGATTTCACTCAAAGATTTGATTGTCTTGACATCCGGCGGTGAATGGCGCATCACGGGCAGCGCTGAAGGCAATGCTATCACGCCTGATTCAATGTATGTATCCAATCAGGGATACAGAGGGTCATTCGACATGGAGCCTATCGTTGCAGGTTCTTCTGTTCTTTTTGTTCAACGTTTTGGGACACGGATTCGTGATCTTTCATACTCTTTCGAAAGTGATGGGTATGACAGTAATGATCTTTCGATCTTCGCTACACATCTTTTCGATGGATATACTGTTGTAGACTGGTGTTGGCAACAGGAACCATGGAATGTGCTTTGGGTTGTTCGCTCTGATGGAGCATTGCTCGGTTTGACATATATGAAAGAGCAGGATGTATGGGCATGGCATCAACATACGACATCAGGACAAGTTGAATCTATTTCATGTGCTTCTGGTTTATATGAAGATGAAGTGTACATGATTGTCAAGCGGTCTGTGAATGGTTCTGATGTCCGTTATGTCGAAAAACTAGCCTCAAAACCAGAAGAACTCCATCTTGACTGTGCTGTTATCGCACACGACGGTGAACCTACGACGAATATTTCAGGTCTTGAGTATCTCGAAGGTGAAGATGTTATCGTCATCGCTGATGGTGTTCCTGTTTTTGGCAATACAGTATCTTCTGGATCAATCACTCTGGCAAAGCCATCCGGATATGTGATTGTCGGACTTGGCTTTACAGGCAGGATCCAGACGCTTCCGATGCTATATGAAACTAGAGATGGGATGTCCACAGGTGCAAGGCGACGTGCTGTTGAAATTATTCTTCAGGTTTCGGAGAGTCAGCGAGGACATATTGGAACTGCTGACGATGACATGTATCCGATCAATTATCCTGATGCTGGGAAGTATACCGGAATCGTCAATGAATTGCTAAGTTCGGAGTACGATTATTCAGCTCAGGTTACTATCGAGCAAAGATATCCGTTACCTTTCACAATCATGACATGGACGGTGAAGGTCGCTCATGGAGATTAAAACTGTTCAGTTCGATGTCAGTCACATGGAGAACATGAAAGGTCGGATCCATCAGAACAATGAAGCTGAAGCGAGAGCTTTGTTCGGTGATGATGTCAATGGATATATGGCTTTGAAACAATCAGTTGAGGGATCAGATGAAGTTTTTGCCGTCATAAAAGATAATGTCGTCATGGCAATATTCGGTATCAAGGAGGCTTCTCTTTTGTCAGGACGGGCTTTCCCTTGGCTGGTATGTTCAGAAGATATCATGGATTACGGGATAACGTTTCTGAAACGTTTCAGAGAATTGATGAACACAATGAAGCAGAAGTATAGAATCCTTGATTGCCTTATCTTCTCAGACAACACCGAAGTCTTGAAAATGCTTAAGTGGGTTGGCTTCAAAGAGGCAAGTAAGGAAACGATAAATGGTTACGTTTTTGATCGAATGGTATGGATACGATCGGGGGGATGACAGATGTGTTTCCAGATGATTGCAACTGCAGGTTCGAAATTATTTGAAGGTGGACTTTCATCTTTCATTGAAGGCCTTGGAACGACAATGTCAGTTGCCGGTCCTATCGTTCAGGGGATGGCAGCCAAGAGTAGCGCAGATGCTCAGGCTCAGGCTGCCGAATACAATGCTGAAATTGCAGAAGCGCAAGCTGAAGCTCGTTCAAGACAAGCTGCAAAAGAAGAACGATTACTCAGGATCAAGGGGAAACTTGCGAAAGGATCTCAGCGTGCTGCTTTCGGAGCAGCCGGTTTGGATCCAAATGCCGGATCACCTCTGGACATCCTTCTTGACACACAATGGGCAATAGAAGAGGATGCGAACACGATACGATACAATGCCGCACTGGATCGATGGGGCTTGATGGAAAGATCAAAAATGTTCAATTATCAGGCCGAAGCTGCACGATCTTCCGGAAGTCAGGCAATGGTTGCTGGTGCTGTAGGCGGACTGACGAATCTTGGAACCTCAATGAGCAAGTTTTCTGATAAGTGGGACTGGATGTCTGGTAAGAAGACAGGGACAGGAACAGTTTTACCTGATGACCCGTTTTCAGTAAGACGCAGAGCTGCAACCGGTAAGTTGGGAGGATAATCATATGAAAGTTCCCAGACTGACACCTCAACAGACAATTGACAGTCCGATCACTCCGTATGCTCGTGGAGCTGGCCCGGAATCTTTCGGCGGTTCTATAGGGTCTGCTTTGTCTCAGTCTGGGAAGCAGATTCAAGCTCATATGGAGAAGATGCAACAGGAAAAAGACGCAATCAAGGGCCTTCAGTTGACCGTGCAGGCTCAAGAGAGAATCAACAATCTCATGTACGGTGAAGAAGGATTAATGCAGTCTCAAGGTCTCAATGCTGATGGAGTTGCGACAAGGTTCAATGAAATGCATGATGAAGTCATGCAAGAAATCTTGGATGCTGCAGAAAACGACAATCAAAAGATGATCGTCGCACAATCGATGCTCAGGCATCTTCCCGGGTATCAGTCGCAACTTGCTCAGCACGAAGCGACTGAATTGCAAAAAGCCAAGATGGCCAGTCTTGAAGCAACACTTAACTCACAGGTTAAGACAGCTGTTGAATCTGGTGGAGATCCTGAAACAATTTCTGCTGTAGAAGAAGAGGTCGAGCGTACGGTTACGGCAATTGCTGGCCACCTTGGTGAAGAAAAAGTCATTGAGATGATCGAAGAGACTATGAGCAAGGTGCATTCCAGTGTTATCGCCAATCTGCTTGTCGACGATTTTGCAGGAGCTAAAGCATATTATGAGAAGTATGGCGATGACATGGATCCTGCAAGTCAGACCAAGATCGAAGAATTTCTTCATAACAAAGAAGAAGTTGTCGAGAATCAGGCTTTATCTGAAGAGATATTTTCTCGTTTCGGTGTGAACAACGAAGATGATGCTATGGAATACGTACGTAAGAATTACGAAGGTGACAAGGAAGACAAGATCGCCTCACGTGTACAGGCATTTTATGTTGACGAGCGCCGTTTCAGGGAAGAACGTGAACGCCAATCGTACGACTGGATGTATTCTGTCGTTGGCAAGGCTGGATCATACACCGAAGCTTTAAGTGCGATTGAAGATTCAAACCTGAAAGAACAACACAAGCGCACATTACGCAATTATGCGAAAGAACGTTTCGACATTACTGAAAGTGGCAAGCCAAAAACTTCACCTGAAACGGCTGCCAGACTACAGGACATGTTGAACCAATACACGCTGTTTGATGAGTATCCGACATGGGAATCTTTCTACTCTGAATTTGGAGATTCTCTTTCGTACTCTGACCAGAACAGATATCGAGGCATGTATGAGGACCTTCGTAAAGGGCAAACTACGACACTTGTCTATAAGACACAGGAAGTCCTTGATGCGAAGATCAAGGAATCGAAGATAACTGACCCTGTTACGATATCACAGATACATCAACGGGCGAACGAATATCTCAGGGATGCACGAGAGAAAGGGCCGTTAACACCTGTCGATGAAGCGAAGATAATCGATAGCCTCTTTGAAAATATCACTCTTGAGAAAAAAACAGGCCCATTTGGGATCGACATTCTTGCCAGAGATGAGACTGGACAGCGTTGGCAGATTCCTCCAAACGCTGAATGGAGTCCAAAAGAAAACAGATGGATTCCTGAAGGGTACCAATGGAATGAGGATCTTGGAAAATCCATTCTTTGTATTCCAGAGGAAGGTTTATGCTATGACCTCGATGGTATACCTGTGGCCAGAATAACGTCCGAAGGAAATGGAACAGAGGAATAGAGGGATACGATGAAGATCATACCTTTGCCAATTTATGATGAAAACAAGGAAGAAGAGGAACAGCTTCTTTCTACACAGAAGCTGACAACGCAGACAGGCGAAAGCAAGATCATTCCTCTCACACCTGAAGAGCAAGCCAAACTTTCCGAGCAGCGCCTCGAATCGGTGTGGACTGCCGTTCGTGATAAGAATCCAGACCTTTCGGCAGAGAATCAGGATCTTTCTCGCAAGACAGGAATCCCGGAATTCATTCTTGATAAAAACGGAAAGAAAAGGAACACGGCGAAGAACGAAGTCAATAAACCGTCGTTCCCGGAACTTTCAAAGAAGTTTCCCGCCACATCGAAGTACTTCATGAGCCCTCGTGACATGGTGATTTCAAAAGACGATGTGGACAATCTGACAAAAACAGAAGATCTTATCTCACGTTTCGCTCAGACTGCTGCGGTAAGCAAACCTGATGTGAACTGGGGCATTTTTGAGTACGGGAAAGGTCAAGGTGAAAAGGAACTCAGCACTGCAGGCATTGATCCGTTTTATGATGTCTATACCGGCCTGAAGAATGTGGCCAGATTGAATCGTTGGTCAATACTTCAGAGAAAAGAACGACAGGGAATCCTGACAGACAAAGAGGCTGAAGAATGGGAGAGGATCAAGGATCTCCCACAGCAGATCTCCTTGCAAGGCGAAGGATGGAACCCTCTTAAAGAGGGATTCATTCCGACAAAAGGCCTTGGTGAATGGCTTGCGCATCGCATTCTTCCATTGTCAGATATTCAAACATTTATCAATCTGACTGGCATTACATTGATGCAGGCTGGAGCTCTTTTGACGAGTACAGGTATTGGGTCACCTATAGGCGTCCCATTGGTTGCTGCCGGTACGGCATTGACTATTGATAGTGTATCTAATGCGATGCGACAAAGTGCGTATATGTATGGTTCTGCGAAGTACATGTCAAGAATGGAATCAGAGATGATGTTTTACGAACTCAATCAGACCAAGGACGAGAACGGTCGTCCTCTGACAGATTACATGGACGAGGAAACGATAGGTCTCATTTCACAAACGTTCGGTACTGTCGCAGGGCTGATGGAATATCTTCCGGTAGGCGTTTTATCACGATATATCCAGGGCCTCAAAGTAACATCTCCTGCGAAAATAATGTCAACACTGTTGAAGAACAGGACGACTCGTGGGGTCATACTGAATTTCGTCAAACAGTATGGATTGAGCCTTTCTTCTGAATCATCGACTGAAGCTGTTCAGAAGGCGATCACTGATCTTGGCTCAGAGCTCGTCAAATCTCTGGCCAACCAAAGGGGCGGAGAGTTTTACCGAATGTCGGGAGCAGAGATACTTCAGTCTGCAGGCAGGGAGTTTGTCAGTTCTTTGGGTAGGTTCGCTCTTGGAGTCGTTACCGGACCTGCGATCGGATTATCTTCCGATATGCAATTGGCTCAAAAGGCGCAGTCTGATCAGAACTTCTTCCTCGAACTCGGGCAACTTGAAAGTGACTCAAAAACCAAGCAGCGTCAACCTGAGGCCAGAAGAAGGTTCATCGACAGGGCTATCACCGAACGTGGAGGTCCTATCGATACAGTCTACATAGACGGAGAGCAGTTTGTAACATATTTCCAGAACGCAGGCATGGACCCACGTGCAGCTGCTGAACAGCTTGGAATTTCCGAACAGGAGTTCATCGAAGCGACTGAGACGACAGGCGGAAGGATCAAGATGAGTACAGCAGATTACGCAACAAAGCTCGCCGGTACGGAGGCTGGTCAGGCCCTCATTGAAGATGTGGCGTTGGGCGAAAACGATTACACGGTCCGTGAGGCCAAGCAAAGACAAGCTGAGTTTGAAGAGATGCAATCAGAGGCGATGGCTCAAGCTGATGAGATCATCGCTCAGGATGAAGAGCTGAATAATGAACTTAATTATATAAAAAGTTCAGTAAGCAATCTTACGGAAGGCTTGGACATAGACAGGCAGGAAGTCGACCAGATAGCTGAGATTTATGCCAATCGTGGAAAAGCGATTCTTGGAAGATATGGGATACGTCCACAGGAATGGTTCGATAATCTTGGTTTGAACTTGTTGCGTCAGGATTTGTCTGAATTTACCGGACGCAGTGACGAAACATTCTTCCAGTCTCTTGATGCCAGACGGCCAACTGCCGTCAACCAACGTGAACGTCAACCCGGTGAGGTATTTTACTCAGACCTTGAGGCAGCTCGTGAAACTCCGGAGACACTAGTTAAATGGACGAATGACTTGATCAAGGAAACAGGAATAGACGTTCCTATGTTGCAGGGAAATGCCAGTCAGGAAGAGATAGATGCTGCAACAGATGCCGTCATCAATCGTATGGTAGATAATCTTGATTTCCTGTTTGAACAGGTAGACCCAGAAGCACGTGAGAGATACCGTCATTGGTACGAAGGTGCTAACAGACTTGCATTGAAGTTTGCACATCGTACTGGAAGATCTTTGAAGCAAACTTCTGCAATGATTGCCGTTTTGTCAGCTCAGACTGAATGGTTTACAAACGTGTCTGTTGCAGAAAGAGTTCTGGAAACAATGACACGTCCAGAGATTCTTGATTTCGAATTCGATGAAAAAATGTTATCTGCGCTTGGTATTCAGCCGATAGATTATGAGCAGGAGACACCTCGCAAATGGTTTGGTTTGACTCTCAGAGAGATGTTCAACAGCAATAAATATACTTTAGCTGATGTGGCCAAATGGATCCGTGCGTATGATCAAGCATACAATAGATCTCAGTTCGCAATGCTCACTCCAGAAGGCGAACTGGCTGATTTTGCTACGACGCAATCAGGCGATACTGAAAGGATCAGATGGTCTTCGTATGGTTCCTTGGCAAAGGCACTAAGCATTTACTTCGACGGATCTGATGAGAACATCGACAGGCAGCTTGGCAATGAACTGAAGATACGGAACTTCTACAACAATATCCTCGATCCGGACAATCCGAACTATGTCACAGTCGACACTCATGCGTATGTTGGCGCTCTTATGAGGCCTGCAGGTACTGGAAGGCTGTTCGGTGGTGCAGGCTCAAGCGCAACTGGAATGACAGGTGTTTATCCGCTTGTGGCTGAAGCATATAAGCGGCTTGCTGATCGTAAGGGTATGCTTCCTAGGGAAATACAAAGTATAGACTGGGAGGGTGTACGCAATATCTTCCCTGACTGGTTACGGAGAAATAGTGAGTTCAACAAACAAGTGAACAATATTTGGGATCAGGCGAATAAAAATCAGATCACAGAAGCTGAAGCCAGACAACAAATCATCGACCTTGCTTCCGAGTACGCACCACGTGAAAATTGGTTCCGTGTTCCTGAGCCGATGCCAAACTTGGACATGGATCCGAAGACATTTGTCGAAGGCTCAGATGTTCGTGAAGGCGCTCAACTCATGGTTGAGCTGGCTCCGAATCCTAACGACAAGGAAGCTGTAGAAAAATGGAACAAGTTAGACAAAGAAGATCAGTTTCTCGTCACACGTGATGTTGTGTGGAGTACTGTTGGAAGAATTCTTAACTCGCAACTTGATAACAAAGGTAAGCCAAAAGACGTTCGAAGCATGTTCAATGTACAGATAGGTGGATACATGAACGATACGAATCCCGGTATCACGATACAGTTTTATGACAAGAATCTTCCGGGATATTTAGTCAAGCGTATCGCTTTCGAGATAGGTTATGCTTTGAATCAGGAATCCGTCATGCTTTCTTCACCAAAACGAATTGGTGGCACGACATTCAGATCAGGCATGATCGTCGTACCAACAGGTTCGAAGAATATTGATGAAATCCATACATTATACACGAAGATTCGTAATACAATAGGACCGGAAGGTGTCGCAGAAGATTTTAAGATCATCAATGGCCATACGACAGACAATGATGGGAACATGTCATTCGTTGTCGAGCTTCCGACACAAGACGCAGCAGGCAATGAACTTACAGGTGAAGCTCTCAAAACATACCAAAAAGAATATGTTGATAATCTAGCTGATCAAATTGCAGACATTATTGGTTTTGATAGAAATTTAGTAGCATCTACGATAGAACATGAAGTTGCGTTTATCGAAACTACTGAAGAAAAGAGGGAAGCGTATGTCCAAGAACGAGTCGAAGCATCCAGAAAAGAACTTGAACGAGCAAAAGAAAGATCAAAGAAGGCCGGGAAGAAGTTTGACGATGGAGGAGATGCGTCAAAGGTTTCCGAACCATCCTTTGTGTCAGGTCAACTCGATTATTATCGGGAGTCAAGTGCCGCCGCATTTGAAAAGGCTCTGGAAGAACTCGAAGAAGACATAGCAGAAAACACCGCATCTGCTACAGAGGACGGTGGAAGACGGTCTGTCATTGATCGTGCTCCATATTATGTTGACCCTGATGGAAATGTGATTCTTGTACATTTCAGCAGGAAACCTGATCTGAAAACTCTCAGTCCGGAGTTTTATGGTTCAGATTACGCTGGCAGAGAAAAACAGCGTCAGGAAGCTTATCCTGATATTTTCCCTGACAGGACGTATTATGCGCTTCTTGGTGGTGGCTATAGGCGTGAACCCGGACTTGGCATTTACAGGTATGAGGTCAAAGTCCCTCACTCTCAATTGTACGATATCATTGCAGACCCCGAAGGATTTGCTGAACAGGCAGAAGAAGCATATCCAAACGACAGGACTGCTGCATTGACATATCAGGAAAAACTGGTCAAGGATGCCGGGTACTTGGGGTATATCAGTTTCCTGAGTGGCAAGCCTGTAGCTGCTGTGTTCGAAGGTTTGGACCCTCATCAGGTTGTCAAAGTTCCCAAACTCAAAGGCACAAAACTGCGTGGCGAATACGCACAGGCTTGGCAGGAAACACCTCAGGGAGGAATATCTTTCCGTGAGAACCAGACGCTCATCAGGTTATTTGAAACCGCAGACAGGTCGACGCTCCTGCATGAGACAGGGCATCTCTTCCTGCAGGACCTGATCAACTTATCTCAGTCCAACGAGCAGGCACGTCAGGACCTAGACCAGATCAGCCGGTGGCTTGAGATAGACGATTGGACAAAGGCGACACAAGAACAAAGACGCAAGGCACATGAAAAGTTCGCACGACACTTTGAAGCATACCTGATGAACGGTGAGGCGCCGACACAGGAACTTCAATCGGTGTTCCGTGCGTACAAATCGTGGTTGACGGCTATCTATCAGACAGTCAAGGATTTTGCACAGAGCATTGGTATCGACATCCAGATGGACGATGATGTCAAAGATATATTCAACCGACTGCTTGCCACCGACGAAGCTCTCGAAGAGGCTGCAAGTGTGGCACAGTACGAATCCGTCATTGAGGCGACCGAGGAAAGTCGTGTGAAGCATAAGGACGCACGTGACCGTGCTGCAGAGCTCGTCGGGCTGCTTGACACGCCGGAGAACGTCCGTAAGCACAGGAAGTACATCAAAGAAGAGGTCAAAAAAGAGCTTGAGGCGTCACGCAGCTACAATGCCTTGTACTCGATGCAGCGTGCGGCCACACGTGGTGGTGTGAAGATCAACGAGCAGGAAGCCATAGAGGTGTTTGGCGAAGAGTTCGTTAACCAGTATTTGAAACCGAGGAAGCTGACCTCGAAACGATCCACATGGGTTCTCGATGACCTTGCCGTGTATTTCGGGTACGTTGACGGAAGGGAAATGATCGAAGATGTTGTCACGCTTCCATCGATAGAGGTTGCCGCACAGCAGCAGACAGACATGATCATGGAGCAGGCCATGCGTGTCAGTCAGTCCGAAGCTCAAGCGGCACTCAGGAACGCAGATCGTGTAGAAGCACTTGAGCTTGAAAGAGACAATATCCTGTCGATGTCCGAGCAGCGCAGACAGGCTGAAGAGGCCAGACAGGAATGGTCAAGCGAGAACGAACGGAAAGCGGATGTCAGACAGCGTGTCAAAGCTGCCATGGATGTGGCGAGAAACGCCATGCTCAAGAAGGTGGCCAGTCGCCTTTCCCCTGCAGAATACATTGCCAATGCCAAGCGTGCTCAAAAGAACGTCAAGCAGGCTTTGAAAGACAACAACTTCGAGGCTGCCGCACAGTACAAGAACCGTGAGATCATCAATACGGCGATGGCAGCCGCTGCTTTCGAGGCAAAGCAGGAGACTGCCAAGATCGGCACGTACCTGAACAGGATGAACAAGCTGAAGCCCCGCAAGGGTGTCGACGTCGACAACACGGCGATCGAGAAGATACATACACTGCTCGACACATTGTATTTCGGAACAAGGAAGAAAAAACTTGAGGACGAGGTGCGAGGTTTCATCAACTGGAAACAGCGTCAGGAAGAAGCTGGCAACATCGTCGAGATCCCAGACAGGTTACAGGCATTGATGGGCCGCACGTACTATAAGGATATCGAATACGGTGACCTGCTTTCTCTCAGGGACGCCATACAGAATATCCACCATCTCGGCACACTGAAGAACAAACTTATCGCCAAGGGGAAAAAGCGAAAACTTGACGAGGCTGTAAATACGATCGTCGAGACGGTCCAAAATAACACAAAGGGCGGCAAGGAAATCGTATCATTCAACCAGCGCAAGACAGACGCTATCCTGTCAGGGTTGCGCAGTTTCTATACCTCGCACATGCGTATCGAGACTGTCATCAGGGCACTCGATGGGAATGTCGATACCGGGACGATATGGAACTTCATTTTCAGACCGTTCGTCGATGCCGAGAATGAGGAACTTATCCTGCGTGAGCAGGCATCTCAGGACCTGAAAGACCTGTTCGAGCTGCTTGACACACGTGACCTCAAGAAGGAGCGATATTACAGGGAAGTCAATGCCAAGCTCAGCAGGGAGAACCTTCTGGTCATTGCATTGAACTGGGGGAACGCCGAAGGTCGTGACAGGATCCTGAACGGAAACAACTGGACCGAAGAACAAGTCAACCAGCTTCTGTCGTACCTGACAGATCAGGACTGGGATTACATCGAGGCTGCGTGGAAGTATCTTGACACGTTCTGGCCTGATGTTGCGGAACTCGAAAAACAGATGACCGGCCTCGAACCTGAAAGGGTCCCTCCGATACAGTATACGACATCCTCAGGCCGTACGGTAACCGGTGGATACTTCCCATTGGTGTACGATTACAGGAAGTCTCCGAAGACATACGAGATGGAACTCGACAAGCGTGCTCAGGACTTTATGTCATTTCAGTTCTACCGTGCCCAGACACAACATGGTCATACGAAAGCCAGAGCCGCTCATTTGAACAGGCCACTCGATCTGCATCTGAACGTCATGTCGCAGCATGTGGCAGACGTGATCCATGATCTGACGCACCGCAGGGCGTTGTACGACGTGAACAAGATCTTTAATGACGGCAGGATCCAGTCTGCGATGATCGATGCGCTCGGTATAGAGATGTGGGAGGAGTTCACTCCGTGGCTCAAGCGTATCGCCAGCGGCGGGCGGCTTCCACCTGTAAGTGGCTGGGAGAAGATCCTGTTCCATGCACGCAAGGGTGTCACGATCGGCGTGCTTGGTCTGAAGGTCACGACGATCCTCGTTCAGCCACTCAGTATCTTCGGCTCAGCCGAACGGATCGGGACCAAGCGCATGCTGCACTCGATACTCGACTTCTACAAGAACCCGGCGACCATGAACAAGAAAATCAAGTTCGTCTGGGAAAGGTCCACGGCAATCAGGAACAGGGGCCGTACATGGGACCGTGATATCGGAGACATGGTCGATCATCTTGTCGGGGAAGGCAAACATGGTCGTGTCGCAGAGATG